CCTAAAACATTATAAGATTGATTTTTTGTATCTTTATATTGTGTCCAATCATTCCATAGAGCTTCGGCAGATTTCCTACCTAGATTTACAATATTTGCTCTAGTTTGTGCGCTAAAACCTTCACCCTTGGCTTTTTCTAATTCATTTTTTAAATTAGCATAAATACCTTGGAAATTACCAAAGGTTCTTACTTCACCTTCTCTTACAACAGAATCGTCAAGTTGTTTAATAAATTTAATCATTAAAGCATAAGATCCTGTTCCTGTATCGCTTTCTGCTGCATCAAGTAGTTGTTGGAAATTTGTTAGACCTTTTTTTACAGGACTCCAAACTTTAGCTTCAACGCCTTGTTGTTTTAAAATATCTGATCTTAAATCTTCAGGTGTTTGTGGCCTGCCAAGTTCTGCAAACTTTAATCCTTGATCTAAATACCCTTTATCAATCAATTCAGAACCTAAAGTTTTATAGTATTCTCTATTTGTATCAAAATCAGACAATTTATTATTTTGAAATATTTGTTCTAATTCTTTCCTTTTCTTTTCTTGTTTAATTTGATTTTCTCTTTGAAGATTAGTACTTCTTCTTTCTTGCGCTCTACCTACAATATCTCTACCTGCAAAAGCATCGGATAATCTGGCTGCAAGTTCTCGCATACCTTGTTGTTGGGCTTCTGTTCTTTTTTGTTGGTATTTATCAAATTCATCTTTTGATAAATTCATTAGTTCGGTTTTAGTTAATAATTCGCCTGGATCATCACCAAAGCCACCAAGCCTTGATACAAAGTTTCCACCGCTAGTTTTTAATTGTCCAAAACTCATAAAGACCTCTAACTAAATATGCCTGCGATAGTTCCTAAGATATCGCCTGCGCCTGTTTTTTTCTTTTCTCTTTGACTCATTAAAGCAGGTACACCACTTAGTGCTTGCGTGAGTGCGCCTAATTGTTGTTGTCCATAACCTTGCGCTCTCAAGAACTCGTTGTAAGCCTGATCCATAGCTCTTTGTTGTAGAGCTTGTTGTTGACCACCAATACCACCAAGTAAGCCTAAACCTCTGTATTGATCTTCTAACTGTCCACCGAGCAATCCTGCTTGGAATTGTCTAGTTCTAAGATCAAGTTCAGGTTGCATCAGGGCTGCTCTACCAGCTATGTCTAGTTCTGCCATACCTGTTTGTTGAGCTAATCTTGCTTGCTCTAATGCTCTTTGTTGTGCTTGTTCTGCACCTAAAAGCTCGGCTTGTTGCTGTAATTGTGCTTGTTGTAAGGCTCTTTGAGATGTAATATCTTGCCCGGCAAGACCTGCTTGTTGCGCTAATTGAGCCTGTTGTAAGGCACGTTGTTGTTGTTGTTCAGCTCCGAACAAACCAAGTTGTTGTTGTCTAGCTAGATCAGCCTGCGCTGCTTGTTGTGCTTGGCTAAATCCTCTTTCTCTTTGCCCAGCAATAGTTCTAGCCATTTGTTCGATAAATGGCCTTTGTGATTCTTGCTCTAATAATGCAGATCTTGAACCGCCAAAAGCACCTGCGCCAATAGCTCTTGATTGTGATAAACCTCTAGCAATATCAGCTTGCCTTTGTATATCAGCCATTGTTTGATCAATAACTTGTTGTTGATAAGGAGATTGATAAGCACCAATATCTACATCTAGTAAACCTCTAAATTGCGGAGCTTGAACATCTCCTATTTGCGCACCACCAAATACAGGAACTTCTTGTATTTGCGCTGCTGTTGGTGTTGCTACAGGACTTATCTGCGCTGTTGTGCCTGTGACCGGGGTTATGGTTGGTGCTTGCATAGTCGCTAATTCTTGTATGCCTGCTCTTGGATCATAGCCCATTGAGGACTCAAACAATCCTCTTGTGGCTTGCATTTGTCTTAACTGATCTGGATTAAACCCAGCTACTTGTGCGCCTGTATATGGTATGAATGGTTGTTGTGCAATAGATTTTCCTGCTTGGAAAACATCTTCGTACATTTGTTGTTGCCAAGCTGGTACTTCAGTTTTTGATGTAGTTGATCCTTTACTCATAGTTCTTTTCTAATTAAATATTCTGGCTCAAAGCCTAAATGTTTTAGTTTTCTTAACCATCCTTTTCGACCACCGCCATATAATCTTTTACATCCTGCGGCTTTTGCAAATGCCTCTATAGATGGCAACATTTCTTCTAATTCTTTGTAATCTCCACCACAAAATAACAAGTTTAATGCTGTATTCTGTGGGAATACTACAAATTCTGTAACCATTGCAGATCTCTCTGCGGGCCACAAATGGAACAATCCATGCCTTATTTTATCTTCAATATCGTCTAATGTATAGGAATCTTGATGTTTGATAGCCTTCGCAATCCAATGTTTACAGCGATTCCATTCAATCTCCCAAGCATCTTTCTTGGGAAACTCAACAATATTAGTCGCCTTTTCCATATTCAATAACACTAAATATTAAATCAATGTTTGCATGGTTGACTTGACCTTTAACTATCTCGCCTTGAGTCAAAATAACACCATTATTGGTTATTAGTTCCTCGGTAGCATGTGCTGATATATTGTGTTCCTTATAAAGAAAAAACTCTTGTGCATTTGTAGCAATGATAGATATATCTAAATCGGTTTGCTGATTGCCTGTATCACAAGCAAATAAGTCTTTTAAAATAACAAAATCAAAGTCGCCACCACTAGGTGCTGTATATATAGTTTCTTGTGTAGTACCACCAAAACTATGTTTGACATTGATAGCACGCTGTATGTACTGTCGTTGTGAGGATAAATCCATTATCTTCTGCCTCTATTTTTTACATCTAAGCGTATGTCACCGACTTGGAAGTCTTGAGTTGTGCTTCCTGTAACTGTCATTTCTACTTGACGTGCGGTAAATCTTGCATCGGTATAGCCATCACTTTCAAAGGTAAATGATCCAAAGTCTTGTTCTGCGCCAAGTGGATTAAATCGACCTTTGAAACTAAGGGTTACACCAGGTAAGGTATTAGCTTCTTCGTCTGGAAGAATTTGATTGCATTGTACTAATCTATCGCCTTGACCAATTTGTATTGGCCCTGAAGTACAAAAAGGTGATCTACCATTAAGATCAGGTGAATTACCAAGCAAAGTTGATTCGTGTTCGTAAACAAATCCGCTTGAATCAGCAGAAATAGGATAATTAAACACGCCTTGGTCGATCCAACATCCTCTATCAAGTTCACCGATTGACCATACATTTTGTGCATAGTTCCAAATCACATATTTATTGGGTGCGTATTGAGTATCACCGCTTGGGAATCCCCACCATATCTCATTGAAGTTAGAGTTATGTCCACCCCAACAAGCACCTTTGCCTGGTACATTAAGATTATCAAAAACATAATCATGCACCTCACATGGTATTTCTCTTACTGAGCCATCATAGATATAGAAAGCATTTTCACCCATCCATGCAAGAAAGTTACCTGTAGGCACAATCACTCTTCTACCTACTGCTTTACAGTTTGTACCTGCATCAGCAATACCATAAACAAAAGGTGAGCCAGAATAGAACATTCTATTAATGCCTGTATCACTAAAAATGATAATGTCAGATCTAAACTTAACAGCGTATAAAGCTCTACCACCTGTAGGGATTTGTAAATCACCTGCGGTGTTGGTTGCTTTAGATGTCCAAGTATTACGATCTTCTCTGGTTGACCATGCTACTTTTCTTGGATCACTTGCTGAACCAATCGCAACTAAATGTCTTTCATTAGTAACGATGGTTGCTTGGTTGCCTACGGGTGCGCCTGTGACTGCGGTTGCTATGGTATCGGGTGTACCACCTGAATTTGGCGACCATTTATAAATCTTGCCATCGCCTGAAAAACAGAAAACTAAATCTTCACCCCAATTACTAAATGAGAAATGACCTGTATTTAGAGGTAGTCCAGATTGACTTCTAGCATCGCCATAATCTTCTGAACCATAAGTGTATGCACCGAATCCTAAAGGATCATTACTTGCATCATTAACAAAGCCTGTCGGTGTAATATCTGTCCATGTATTGTCATACAAGACATAGACTTTTTCTCTAGTACCAACCGCTAAAACAGGATCACTAGCATTATCTGAATAGGCGTACATCCCAATGGGTGCGCCATCTAATGCTGTTGTTCTAAGTTTTTCCCAGCCACCAATAGGTTTTAGGTAGCCATTTTCAAAGCGAACTAAATCCCCGTCAACCCAACGACCTTTGTTGCCATAGTCAGTTCCGTTCTTGACTATGCCTGCGGGTGGAGTAACTGGAATGAGTGCCATTCACTTATGATCCTATGGTTTTAGTTTCTGTTGTTGGTGTTACTTTTTCTGCGATTTGTGCATCAATGTTTGATTTTAAAGATGTGACTTCATCACTTCCCAAAGCTGATTCAACCCAACCTTGAACAGTTGATGCTGTAACAGAATCAAAAGCTGTAAAGCTAGATAAGTCTGATACATCCAAGCTAACAACTCCGTAAACAGAACCCTGTTGAGGATTTCCGTTTGCATCATTATTTGCATCATCTTCGCCTGTTAATCTCCAATGCACGTTATAAATAACATCACTTTCTGTATTAGAAGGTGATTGTTCGTCTGTGTGGCTAGGATAAGTGTCCACAGTTTTTACATCCCAAGTATATGAGATTGCCATCTTATGCGTTCTCCAATGTTTCTATTCTTGTTTTTAAATCATCAATGATTGTTTGTAGGTCTTGTATAGCATTAATAAGTATAGGTGTAAGTTTTAAGTAATCTAAACTGTAATCAGATTGTTTTTCATCATTACGAGGTTTGTGTTGTAATAATTGAACACTATTTCTGTCTACACCAACCTCTTCTAAAGATTGTTCTAAGTCTTGTGCAATAAGACCATACATCTTAGGTGTTCCATCATTATCTATTTTATAGTTGTAAGAAACAGGATTTAGTTTAGTTATTAAATTTAAACCTATGTTTAAATCTTCTATATCTCTTTTAAAATTTCTATCAGAAGGTAAAGAGCTTGAATTTGTAGAAACTGAACCTACGTCTGTACCATTTAATCTGTATTGAGT